TCAGGCTGGACGCTTGGATATGGCGGTCTCGGCAGCGTGACGCTTGGCACGGCTGACGACCCATCCGTCTACGAGGACGTATATACCGACGTCCGCGACATCAACATCCAGTACGGCAAATCGCGCGAGCTCGCATACTATCGTCCGGCTACGGCGAACGTGACGCTGGACAACCGCACGCGGGCATATGACCCGACCAATCTGTCGGGGCCGCACGTCTCCGGAGGCGTGACGGAAATCAAGCCGGGGCGCCGCATCCGTATCAAGGCGACGCATCCGACCACGGCGGTAGAGTATGACCTGTTCCGTGGCACGATCCGAACATGGGACTTCGGCTACAAGCAGAACGCCGACGCGATGGCGACGGTCCGCGCTACCGACCTGATGGCCGATCTCGCCGGCGCTGAAGTTAGCATCACGACCACGGCTGGCCTGTCGAACGTGGCCGCACAGAACATCCTCGACGCTGCCGGCGTAGCGTCTGCCAGCGTCCAGACAGGCAAATCGACGCTCCAGGCGACCACGTTCACGGCTACAAACGCGCTGACAGCGCTCCAGCTGGTCGAGACATCGGAGCAGGGAGCCGTCTACTCGACGCCGGACGGCGTTCTGCACTTCGACGACCGGCACGCCATCCTCGACGAGACCAGGTCGAACACGTCGCAGGCGACGTTCGGCACCGGAAACTTGACCATCACCGACATTGAGATTGAGTACAACAGCGACCTAATCAAAAACGATATCCGGTTACAGCGTACTGGCGGCACGGCGCAGACGGCTTCGGACTCGACGGCGATCGGCAATTACGGGCGCCACAGCTACAGCGTCATAAACCTGATGAACAGCGCCGACACCGAGGTCGACTCGATGGCGGATTACCTGCTGGCGCAGTTCAAAGAGCCCGAGCTCCGCATCCGGTCGATTACGATTGCGCCGCAGGCGCACGCTGACCTGATGACGCAGGCGCTGTCGAGGCAAATCCGCGACCGCGTCACCGTCACGTATTCGCCTCCTGGCGGCGGCTCTGCCATCTCGCAGGAGGTGTTTATCGCTGGTATCACGACCTCGGTCGTGGCCGGTAACATGCAAACTAAGTTCACGCTGGAGAGCACGACCGGACGCTCCGGCTTCTGGGTGCTCGGTACTGGAGAGCTCGGCACGACGACCGTGCTCGGGTTCTAGGGAGAATGAAACATGACGGCTAGCTGGAACGCTCCGACTGACAGGACAACCGGAGACGTCATCACCGCGACGATCTGGAACGACCTGCTCGGCGCGAGTGGGAGCCTTCAATACCTGAAGGACAATGCTGTTCCAACAACCAGTTACACTACCTCGGACTTCACGAAGAACGCGGACACAACCGTCTCGAATGTCACGGGGCTGAGTTTCTCGATTGGTGCGTCTGAGGTGTGGTACTTCGAGGTAGACGCACAGTGCAAGATCCCCGCCACACCGGGCATGGACATGGCGTTCACGGTTCCGTCCGGGGCGGCTGTCACCGGGTCATATATTAGCGCGACGACTTCCACGATTCGCAGTAACCGTGTTGCGAACTGGACGGCAGAAAATCAGGTATTCGCCAGTGGCGCGACGGCAGAGGGCAAAACCTGTCGGCTCTCTGGGGTGGTCGTGAACTCCTCGACGGCGGGCACCGTGCAGTTGCAGGCGGCGCAGAACACATCGAACGCCTCCGACTGCATCATCTACGCCGGTTCGTTTATCATCGCGTGGAGGTTGGCGTAATGAGTACGTATCGCTTCGCTCCGGGTGAGCACGACGCGAATATTTGCGGCCATATCCTCATCGGGCAGACGCTCGAGGGTCCGGTTGAACACACGGAGCACGACGACGGCTCGGTGGAAGTGGACTTCCCCGGCGTCTCGGAGGATGCGATCGCCATCGCGATCGCCAGTTATGACCCCATCGTGGCCGCCATGCCCATCTTGACCGTGCCCGACGCTACTGCTGTAGCAGCGATGCCTCCGCTCTCCGGGACACTCGGCACCATCCAAACGATCCTCGCCAAAGACGATGCCGACGTGACGGCGAGCGAAATCAAGACGCTTGTGCTCGTGATGGCGCGCTACCTACTACGCTCCTGGGTCAACGACTGGCAATAGCGGGAGAGTGGAGTATCCGTCAATGCAGGACCCTAATTTGGTGCGCGAGCTCGACACCGTGAATCGGCGCCTCGACGCGCATGGTCATACGCTCGACAGCCTGGTCGAGTGGCGCGCACAGGTGAAGGGGTTCCTGCTGGCGCTCACTATCTTCGCAAGCTTGCCGACCGTCGTGCTCGGCTACATGGCGATGGTGAACAAGTGAGCAGGTATCCCGGCGCAACGTGGAGACCGGGGCCACCGCAAAAGTCATGGGGCGCTACTAACGCCGGCGCCGGCGTCCTGCTGCACAGCATGGAGGGCGGCGAGGCCGGAGCCTGGAGCGTGCTGGACGGTCAGGCGATGGCGTCCTGGCACTTCTCAATCATGACCGATGGGCGCGTGTTCCAACACTACGACCTCGACCAGAGCTGTTGGCACGCCGGCGGCAAAGCGTCAAACGAGCGGTTCATCGGCATCGAGCACGAGGGCAAGAAGGGCGAGCCATTGACCGACCAGCAACTCGCGTCTAGCACCGGGCTCGTGCGGTGGCTTGCTCAAGAGCTCGGATGGGAGCCGGTACGCGGCGTCACCATGCTCGAGCACCGTGAAGCGCCAGGGGCGGCGACAACGTGCCCAAACGGGCGCATACCGTGGGAGGCATACGTGAACGACCCGAACCGCGAGGACGGCTTCGATACGGGGCTGACGAGGCTCCGGCTCGAGGACATGCTTAGGCTAATCCGTGACGAGCACCGGCACGCCGAGGGCGACGTACAGGTGCTGCACGACATTCTTGATGGGAAGCGCTGATGTCTTTGTCTACTCTCAAGGCGATCCGCGACGGCGGCGTTACCGGTGGCACGACCGCGCTGGTGGCATGGGTGCTGATGCAGCACGGTATCGGCGACCAGGAGGCGCTGGTCATCGGCGCAATCGTCGGCGGTTTTGCCGCTCGCCTGTATCGGTATGCTCGGGTCCGGTGGCCGTGGCTCGCCGAGCTCGACCCGCCGGCGGAGGCGAACAGCCTCCAGTAATGCCGCAGCAGAAGCGGTACACCTGCGCCGATTGCGGCGTCGTGTTCGAGACCACGGCGTCACACGCAAAGCGCTGTAAGCCGTGCAGGAGTTCGGCGAAGAAAGAGCGCGAGCGCGTCGGCACGACCATCCGCGATTGCGACCGCTGCGGATCCACGTTCAAGCCGTACAAAGGCGACCAGCGCTACTGCTCGCGCGAGTGTGGGTACGAGGCGCATATAGAAGCGGCAGGCGTTCCGCCTGAGCGGAAAGCCGCCGACGAGCAGATGGAACGGCTGTTCCGGTACTACAAGAGCCGGGACAACATCGAGATTACCGACCGTCCAGACGGCACGCGGTTTGTTAGCCTGTCAGACCTCCAGCTGCCGTTCGTGGACGAGGCGCTGCTTGAGGCGGTCTATCGGTTCGTCGAGGACTTCAAGCCGCACGACATTGTCCTGAACGGCGACATTATCGACTGTTACGAGATCAGCGACTTCGACAAACGGCCGGAACGGCTGTTTAATCTCGACACTGAGCTAGAAATGGCGCGTGACGTGCTGGTACGGCTTCGCCGGCTGGCCGCGAAAGACGCGCGCATTTGGTGGGTAGATGGGAATCACGAGGAACGGCTAACGCGCGCCATTTGGCGGCACGCTCAGGGGTTCTCATTCCTAGTCAGAGACATTCCAGAAGCGCTCCGGCTCGACGAGCTGGCGGCCGGCTTCGTGCCATACGGCAAACACATCGAGTACCTGGGCTTCGTCCTGACACACGGCAACTTCGTCTCCGCCTACAGCGCGTACACGGCGAAGCGCCATATGGACCGATATCGCAGCTCCGGCGTCAACGGTCACACGCACCGGCTCGGCAGCTACAGCGTCACCGATATGCACGGCCGCTCGCATACCTGGTACGAGCAGGGCGCGCTCTGCCGAAAAGACCTGGACTACGTGCGAGGCGTGGCAAACTGGCAACAGGGTTTCCTGGTCGGCACCGTGGCCGGCGGCGCGCTGCATCCTCAGCTCGTGCACGTCATCGAGACCGAATCCGGACGAGGCTTCTACGCCGGCGGCAAATACTACCAAATCTAACGTCAAAAAATATTTCTGAAAATCTTTCTTGAAGGGCTATACATAGCCTCGGAAACCTGCTATATATAGATACATCAAACGAGCCGTGAACGCGGCACTAGGTCAAGAAGGAGCCTCCAATGACCTACATCACCTGCCCTGCTAGCCACGAGTGCGGCGAGGCGGTTAGCCTCGACCTGGGCGGCTTCGGTTCGACCGAGGCTACGGTCGGCGCTTGCAGCGCCATGCGCGCGGACGGCGTCCGCTCGTACACAGTCCGCAAGTCTGCGGCGCTCGGCTTCACGCCGACGACCGCTCAGGCGCTGGTCCACAAGGATGGGCTGGTGGCGCTGGCCTAGAGCAGCGCGAACGGGGGGCGCGCATCCATCACGCGCAACAGAAGGAGGCACGAATGAGGGTTGAGGACTTTGTAGTGCGGCGCAAGGCTGCACGGCTGCCGCAGGTAGCGGTCGCCACGTTGCTCGGCTGGACACAGGGCAAGCTCTCCAACATCGAGACCGAGCCAGACCTAGAAGTAACCGGGCATCTGGCCGACCGATGGCTGGACGCAATCGAGACGGCGTCGAGCGGTATCCCGACCGCATAGACGCCGCGCAGGAGGGGACGTCAATGCACGCAATCACACTCACCGACGAGCAGGTGCGATGGCTTATCGGGCACCTGGCATATGAGGACGGCATCGGCCGAGAGCTCTGGGACAAGGTCCGCACGCTCAAGGTCGACCCGCCTCGAGGACAGCTCACGCTCAAGGAGTCGCGGTAACAATGAAGGACAGCAGCACTCTAGAGCGCGGTGAGTTCGTGGCATGGCTGCGAACGCTCCCCGAGGGGGAAACAACGCGCGTCCCCGAACGGTTCACGGCTGTCTACGGGGCGTCGTGTATCGGCGGGGTTATCGCCCAGCGGACGCGGGGCCAGCGGGATCGCGGTTGGCTCTGGAGGGTTGACCGCTACAAGGACGGCTGGCCAAGGATCACGAAAGTACATCGGCATGGAGGGACGCCGTGAGCGTGGTCGTGCGTCCATGCGAGTTAGTAGACGCCAACGCATTTGTATCCATGCATCACCGTCATCACAAGCCAGCGCAAGGACACAGATTCTCACTGTCTGCTTGGGATGAAGGAAGGATGTGCGGCGTAGCCATCGTTGGACGCCCTGTGGCACGTCTCGCTGGCTCTCCAGTGGAGGTTGCAGAAGTTACCAGGCTCTGCACGGACGGGACGCCGAACGCTTGCAGTGCTCTCTATGGGGCGTGTGCGCGGGTGGCGAGGGAGATGGGGTTCGCGCGCATTCAGACGTACATCCTTGATTCAGAGAATGGCGCTAGCCTGCGAGCTAGCGGGTGGATCAACGAAGGTACTGCTGGTGGAGGACAGTGGCAACACACGGATGGACGACCGCGCCGTACCGACCAGCCGACAGAAACGAAGCAGCGATGGACGCGCACGTTCCGCGCTATCGAGTCGCGCGTTGTGCCGCCGTTTGAGACGGAGCAGATTCAGGCGGTACTCCTGTAGTGGTGGAAGTCTATCGATGAGAAAGGGGTTGCAAGTGTGGCTGCATCTACCGTCCTCAGTCTTTGCTCTGGAGGAGGAGGCCTCGACCTCGGACTCCGACTCACTGTTCCGGACGCTCGAACGGTCTGCTACGTGGAAAACGAAGTCACGGCCTGCGGCGTCCTGGTCACGCACATGGCGGACGGCGCGCTGGACGACGCGCCTCTTTGGACAGACCTACGATCATTCGATGCGGCAGCGTGGCGTGGAGTCGTGGATATCGTCATTGGCGGCTACCCGTGTCAGCCGTTCAGCAACGCAGGCAAGCGCCTCGGCGCTGACGATCCCCGCCACCTCTGGCCCGAGGTTGAACGAATCGTTCGAGATGTTCAGCCAGAGTGGTGCTTCTTCGAGAACGTCGGCGCTCATCTGCGACTTGGATTCTACGAAGTCGCCCGAAGCCTTCAAGATCTGGGCTACACGGTTGCGGCAGGCCTGTTTACAGCGTCGGAAGTCGGCGCGCCTCACGGACGTGAGCGGCTGTTCATCCTGGCCCACCGCGCGAGCGTCGTACAACGAGAACCGCAACACACAGCCAGCGCCGAGTCATGGTGTGACGCACGGCAAAACGCTGGCGGGCGAGGCGTCAGCGTGGTGGGGCACGCCAACCTCACGCGACTGGAAGGACGGCGCATCACCGTCGATGGAGGCGCCGACGAATGGCTTGCTTGGCCGCCAGGCCCCTCGGACAGCGATGCCTGGGGACGAGTCCTCGCCTGCCGACCAGACCTCGCGCCGGCGATTGAATCCCCGGTTCGTGGAGTGGCTGATGGGCTGGCCGGATGGATGGGTCGAGCCGACCAGCTTCACATCCTCGGCAACGGAGTAGTGCCGCAGCAGGCGGCGTACGCGCTGCGGATGCTGATGGTGGATCAAAAACGTGATTGATCATGCACAAGTGGAGGGCTAACCGTGGGAAAATACGAGTTCGAGGCTGCGCTCATCGCGCTCGAGGTCGCGCACAGGGCACGCGGCGCGAAGCGCGAATCTGAAGCGCTTGACAAGGAGGCAAGCACCGTCGTCAAAGCGTACATCGACGCTACTGCTGGCGCCGACCTGGTCGATTACGAGCACAACATCGTCGGCGTGCTCCAGCACCGGACGGCGTCGGGCACGCTCGACCTGACACGCATGGCCGAGGATGATCCAGACCTGCTGATCGAGCTCGCGCTGATCGGCGCGCTCAAGGCGGACATCAAGGCTATCGACGGCAGGCGCGAGTTCTCCGGCGCCATCGAGTACTTGGTACCAGGCGGCACGACGACCGCCCTGCTGATTCAGGAGCTGAAGTAGTAATGGAATCGCATCCGATCTTCTTGGTCACTCTCGGCATCATGGTCGGCGTGGCCGGCTACGAGCTGATCCGCCAGTGGTGGGAAAGCAGGCTCGGCTAATGCCGACGACGGTCTACCGGAACAAGCGCGGCGACCGGCTGCCGAGCGTGACGCAGGTGTTATCGGCGTCATGGAGCAAGGGCGAAGCGCTGATCCAATGGGCTAACCGTGAAGGCTTGCAAGGCCGGAAGTACACCGACACGCGCGACGTGGCGGCTACGACCGGTACCATCGCGCACGCGCTGGTCCTGGCGCGCATGGGCGGGCCAGCAGCAGACGTCAGGCAGTACAGCCTCGACGAAGTGCGCGCGGCGAAGGTTCCGGCGCATCACGCCTCAAACTGGCTCGACGGCCGCAGCGTCGAGGCTATCGTCGTCGAGGAACCGCTGGTATCGAGCAAGCTCGGCTTCGGCGGCACGCCGGACTGGTACGGCATCCTCGACGGCAAACGCACGCTGCTCGACATCAAGACGAGCGCGCGCATCTATCCGGAGCACTACGTCCAGCTGGCGGCGTACACGTTGCTGCTGGACGAGGCAGGCCACAAGGTTGACAGGGTGGGTATTCTGCACCTGCCAAAGCTGTTCAGCGGGCACGCGCGAGACGAATACGTGCAGGAGGGGGAAAATCTCGACCGATTCCGCCAGGCGTGGGACGCCTGCTTCTCGCTCTACAAGATTCAGATCATCGTTGGATTCTAGGAGTTAGCAATCATGCCGTTCGGAAACGTGACTAACAGTTCTGGTAACCTTCCGCATCTCGACGGCACCTATACGCTGGAGGTCGTGCGCCTCGAGGACTTGGAGCCTGGGCAGTTCGGCGACCGGATGCGGTGGGTGTTCGCCGCTACCGATGACGAGGGCGACCTCGTGACCTACGAGAGCGGCGATCCGTACGAGTGGTATCAGACGACCGGGGCAACGCTCGGGCCGCGGTCGACCGCTCGCGAGTGGGCGCAAAAGTTCCTCGGCCGCGATTTGGCCGACGGCGAGAAGGGACAGGACGTCGCTGCCGAGCTGGTCGGCAAGAAGGCCCGCGCACTGGTCGAGCTCCAGGACAACGGCTACAGCAAGATTAGCGGTCTCACCGTTATGAAGCGGAAGCCGGCTAAGACCGAGGTCGACCCGTTCTAGGTTGACCGGCAGGGCTCCGGCTCTGCTGTAGGTGGTGGACGTCAGCGCCGATATAACGAAAGGGTTATCTCGCTCGCGACGGCGCTGGCAGGGCAGATCAGTTGCTAGTGAAACCCATCCACCATCTAGAGCAGAGCCGGAGCAGCTGATACGACGCATAGCGTCTAGCAGCTATCACGACGGAAACGGACGTATACGGTCTGCACCGGCCGTACTGCCCGGCATCGAAAACCGGGCGACGTTCGGGCTGTTTGTAATCGCGTCTCGAGCAGGGGAGTGCGTGACGCTAGCGAGTAATGGATCGCAAGATTGCAACGGCTTCCGTCATAAGTGACGGTGGGGACTCCGCAGGCGTGCCGGTTTACCGGGTGGCCAGGGCTGCTAGGTGCTATGCGACGGATCAGCAGGAGGGGAACATGGACGATGAAACAATGGCGGTCGTCGAGGCCGCAAAGCAGGCGACGCTCGACGGAATCGCGGTAGTACCTGTCAGGCAGGACGGCAGCAAGCGTCCAGACCTGGCGACGTGGCAGGAGTACCAGCGCCGGCTTCCGACAAAGGACGAGCTGCGAGGTTGGTTCTCGGCATACGAGCGGACGGGGCTCGGATGGGTTACGGGCGCCGTCTCTGGCGGGTTGGAGTGTATCGACTTCGACGCGGTGCATGCGTTCGATGAGTTTTTGGAGCTGGCAAGCAGGCTGGACGCGGAGCCAGTCGCCCGCCTGCTCACCAGCTACCGAGAGAGGACCCCTAAAGGGGTGCACCTATTCTATCGCTGCGAAGTCATCGAGGGCAATCAGAAGCTCGCGATGGCCGAGGACGGCACCGTCCGTATCGAGACGCGCGGCGAAGGCGGGTTCGTGGTGGTGGCGCCGTCATATGGCGCCGTGCATCCGTCAGGCGCGCCATACGTCGCGCAGGAGCCGTTCCAGGCCGGCAGCATCGCAACGCTGAACGCCGATGAGCGCGAGCAGGTGCTCAATATCGCGCGGTCTCTCAGCCGCTACCGCGTCGAGTTCCCGGAGGACCGGCAGACGGCTCCGGTAGTCGACGGAACACGTCCTGGCGACCTGTTCAACGACCGCGCGACCTGGGCACAGGTGCTCGAGGGCGGCGGATGGCGGCGAGTGCACCAGCGAAACGGCGAGGATTACTGGCGCCGGCCGGGAGCGCGCACAGACGGTATCGACGCGACGACAAACTACGCCGGCTCCGGGCTGCTGTACGTGTTCAGCACCAGCGCGGCGCCGTTCGAGCCGGAGCGCGGATACAGCAAGTTTGGCGCTTACGCCTTGCTCCACCACGGCGGGGACTACCAGGCGGCAGCGCGTGACTTGGCGGCGCAGGGCTACTCGGAGGAAGTCGAGCCGGCAGAGCGGCTGGTGGCGACCGCGAAGCCGGATCCGGAGCGGAAGGCTACCGGACTCCGGTCCGCTGATTACCGCTTCGCGCACGGCTGGCCGTCCGGTCACTTCGTGGCGCGCTACATCGAGCACGCCTCAGGACGGACGGACGCGGCGCACGAGTACCACGAGGCCGCAGCATTGGCGCTGCTGGCATCGGCTACGCCGAACGTCCGCACGCGGCTCGCAGCGTGGCCGGACGGGCTCGCTACGAACCTATACTTCCTGCTACTCGGTGGCACGACCTCAAGCCGCAAGAGCACGAGTCTAGGGCTGGCACGGCGCATCATGCGCCAGGTCGACGCCTCCGCCATCCTCGCCGAGCGTATGACGCCGGAGGCGATGATTGAGCAGCTGGCAGGCAGGCCGCGCGTCGGCTCGCTGCTGGTAGGGGACGAGTTCGGCGAGGCGCTGGCCGGCATCCTGAAGGCTGACGGCTACATGGCGCCGATGCGCGAGCTGCTGCTCCGCCTGTACGACGATCGACATTACAAGTACGTCCGACGCAGCAAGCGGACGAGCTCCGGCACCATGCAAAGCGACTATGACGAGGTCAACGACCAGCAGCTGGTAGTCCTGACCGCCTCGACCGGCGCCATCTTCGATACGCTGTCGAACAGGGACGTGCAGACTGGACTTGTGCCGCGATTCGCCATCATCTACCCGACCGCCATGCCGGAGCGCCGGTCAGTGTTCGACCTTCCGGCGAGCGCGTCAGACGAGCACCTGGTTGGCTACCTTTCCGATTTGTACCTCTGGTCGAGCTCCGACCAGGAGCCTGATGTTGTCTGGTCCGACGCCGCGAAGCCGATCCTAGACGATTTGGCCGCAGGCATCGAGGGCGCGCCAGACGAGATCACGCAGCGGCTTTCGACGATGGCACTCAAGGTGGCGATGCTATCGGCGCTTGGGGACGGTATCCCGCGCGTCCGGCGCGTCGTCATCGAGGAGCGCGACGCTCGCCAGGCGCAGCGCGTCATCAAGCGGTGGGAAGAAGCGGCGCTCCGGTTCTCAGACGAGATCGGCGGTTTGTCTGCCGAGCAGCGCCGGACTGAGCAGACTATCGAGCGCGTGCGCCGGATGCTGCGCGAGCGGTCCGGCACCATTACGCGCTCCGACGCCGGCAGGATGCTCAAGATGAGCGCCAGGACGCTTGATGAGCTGGAGGCTACGATGGCCGACCGGGGGATTATTCGCATCATGCAACACGAGCCAGACGGTCGCGGAAGGCCGGCGAAAGTCTGGGGGCTCCAGTAATGGCGCTTCAGATGGTGCGATAAATGCTGTTTGATATCTCGCACATTCTTGCGGGTGCGAAAAACGGAAACCGTTGCAAATACTGGAATCTGGCTTGGTGCAAGAATAGGTAAGAATAGGTACTACTATTTAGTATTACTCTCTCTATATATCTATTTCTTTCTTTCTTTTTTTTGTATGTACCAGCGGTGGGAGAAATAGAAATACAAAAATGGAGGCGAACGTGCCGGACGGTTGCAGGATTCACGGAATCAGCGCGGAGGAGGTCGACCAACGGTGGTTCAATGCCGACGCTGTCATCCGCGAGGCGTTGGTCGGGCTGGAAGGTTGCGAGCTCGAGGCCGCGGAATCGGCTCAGTGGTCGGTCGTGGGCATGTGTCACTGTTGCATGGGGCCGTGTCGCGACTTGGTCTACGCGCTATGCTCGCTCTGCGTCGGGGGGGACGGTTGTGACGCTTGCGATAGGGTTGAGCATGAGTAAGTACCTGTTCGCGGCGCGCGTGGCGCTGCTGCTGTTCACCGGATGGTTGGCGGTCGATGCGTACCAGGCGTGCACGCAGACCGCAGAGGCGCAGGAGCCTCGCGCGCGCGTATCAGAGCCTCCGGCGGTCCTAGCTGTTGGTACGCCGGAGCCGGCAGCGGTCCTAGCTGTTGGTACGCCGGAGCCGGCAGCGGTCACACTGGCGCAAGGCCAGCAGGTGCGCGTGCTGACGTTGGAACAGTGGCAGGCTATCCAGCACGTAGCACCAGAGCGGCAAGAAGCGCTGGCACGGATCGCTTGGTGCGAGAGCCGGTGGGACGCTCAGGCTGTCGGGGACGGTGGACACTCTCGAGGCGCGTGGCAGGTGCAGGAGCGGTTCTGGGGGCCTGTTCCAGCTACGCTGGCCGAGCAGGCGAAGCAGGCCGAGCGTATCGCGGCCGAACATGGTCTGGCGCCGTGGACCACGGCGGGAGGGTGCGAGGGGTGGAGGTAGAGCCTTACTACGATGCAAACATGGTTACGCTGTACCTCGGCGACTGCCGGGATGTGATGCGTGCTATGCCTGACGCCTCGGTGGACGCGATCGTGACCGACCCACCGTACGAGCTCGGGTTCATGGGGAAGCACTGGGACGGGACGGGGATCGCCTACTTGGTCGAGATGTGGCGCGAGGCGCTGCGCGTGCTCAAGCCGGGCGGACACCTCGCAGCGTTCGGCGGGACGCGCACCTATCACCGGATGGCGTGCGCGATCGAGGACGCCGGGTTCGAGGTGCGGGACTGCCTCGCGTGGATGTACGGCTCAGGCTTCCCGAAGTCGCTCGACGTGAGCAAGGCGATCGATAAGCGGCGCGACGACTCAGCGGCGATCAGGACCGTGACCGCGTTCGTTGCCGCTGCGCGCGATCGCTCGCCGCTCACGAATCGCGACATTGACGATCACTTCGGCTTCAACGGAATGGCCGGTCACTGGACGACACAAGCCGCGGAAGCCAGCGTCCCGACGTGGGAACAGTGGCGAGAATTGAGGACGTTGCTCGCGCTCGGTGAGGCGATGGACGCGGAGGTGTGGCGTCTGAACGGGCGCAAGGGCACGCCTGGTGAAGCATGGGCCGAGCGCGAGATCATCGGGCGCAGTGAGAACGGCATCGCTGGTGGCACCGGCAAACACGCGGGTGAGGCGGGAGCGTACGGCTTTGGGGGCACGTTCGACATAACCGCCCCCGCCACCGACGCCGCGCGCCAGTGGGCCGGATGGGGCACTGCGCTCAAGCCCGCGTACGAGCCGATCGTGCTGGCGCGGAAGCCGCTGATCGGTACGGTCGCGGCGAACGTACTGGCCCACGGCACCGGGGCGCTGAACATCGACGCGACGCGGATCGATGCCGATTGGGAGCACGAACCGGGGCGCGGCCACGGGTGGCTCGCCAGCGGAATCGACGCCAAGTCGCACGATCGCCCGGGGCAAGTCCCCGACAACGTGCGTGGCTCTACTGTGAGGGATAGAGTCTCACCGCTCGGCCGCTGGCCCGCCAATGTGCTGCTGGACGAGGAAGCCGCCGCGATCCTCGACGCCGAGTGGGCCGTGCAATCGATCGATTGCCCCTCGCGCTTCTTCTACGTTGCCAAAGCGTCCCGCTCCGAGCGTGAGGCCGGGTTGGAGGAATTCGAGCCCGCGCGGCGCACGGATGCGGAGACGCGCGACGACGCCTCACCGGGATCGAACAACCCCCGGCTACGCACGAACCAGCGGCGCAACGACCATCCAACGGTGAAGCCGGTAGACGTGATGCGCTGGCTGTGTCGCCTCGTCACTCCGCCTGGTGGTGTTGTTCTAGACCCGTTCAACGGCAGCGGGACAACGGGCATGGCGGCGCTCGATGAAGGCTTCCGCTACATTGGAATAGAGCAAGAGCCTCGATACATTGAGATTGCTCGACAGCGAATCACACACAGACACGTAATCGAAACTGCTCAAGTAGAACCTAATGCCGAGCTCGTACAGGGGAGGATGCTATGACCTCGCGCTCAACGTGGAAGGCATCGGAACGCCGGATGGCCGGCATCCTCGGAGGCGAGCGCGTGCCGGTCACCGGCCGCGAGCGCGGACACGCGCCGGACATTGACGGCGTCACCGTGGCCGGTCGCCGGCTGGCAATCGAGCACAAGTACGGGCAGGCCATTCTGTCGGCGCGCGTGAACGAGGCGTTCAAGCAGGCGAAGGCCGCAGCGCGGAACGGCGACATCCCCATCGTCACCATCGAGGAGACCGGGCACGGTCAGAAGAACATCCGCGCGGTCATCCTCGAAGCCGCTCACTTTTCGGACATTGTCGCCTGGTACGAGGAGCAGCTCGAATACGCGCGCACAACGCTCGAGCGGATGATGGCTGAGCACGCTCGCAAGTGCCCACGTTGCACCGGGCGCATTATGATTGAGACCGCGAGCTGTACGGCTTGCGGCTGGAGGATCTAATGCCGAGCAGCTTGGTACCAGGAACGAAGGAGACGCGACGCATCAACGAGGCGAAGGCGCTCGATATGCGTCTGTCTGGCGCGACGTATGGCGAAATCGCAAAGGCGCTCGGCTACAAGAACGCCGACAACGCGCACGCATCCGTCCAGCGCGCCATCGAGCACCTGCACCTAGAGCCGGTCATCGACCGAATCAAGTTGGCCGTTACCAGGTACGAGACCATGATGAACGCGCTCTGGGATGAAGTGCTGGCCGGTAATCCCCAAGCCATCCGCGAGGCTCGAGCGCTCCAGGACTCCCTCAACAAGCTCGAGGGGCTGAACGCTCCAGACCGCGTCGTCACCGTGACGCTAACGCTCGACCAACGTGCACAGATGCTCGTGGACGGCGGATTCGTCGATACTCTGGACGAGGCGCGCGGAATCGTGCAGCAGGCAATCGAGCAGCATGGCAAGCTCGGCGCCTGACTCAATCCAACAAACCGCGCAGGCGATGGCGCAGGCGCGCTCGAGGCGCCATGTTCCGGTATGGCGCGACCGTGCGCGGCCGGAGCAGGTCGCACCTGATGGCGACTGGACGACGTGGATCTACATGGCAGGACGCGGCGCCGGCAAGACGCGCGCCGGCTCCGAATGGGTACATGAACAGATTGACGGCGGATGCCGGCGTATCGCGCTGGTTGGCGCCACGGCTGCGGACGTGCGCGACGTCATGGTCGAGGGCGAATCCGGCATCCTCGCAACGGCTCGACCAGGTATGCGCCCGGTCTACGAGCCGAGCCGCCGCCGGCTGACGTGGCCGAACGGGGCGATCGCCACCACGTACAGCGCGGAGGAACCTGAGCGCTTGCGCGGGCCGCAGCACGACGCGGCGTGGGCGGACGAGCTCGGCGCGTGGCGGTACTCTGAGACCTGGGATATGTTGATGTTCGGCTTGCGCCTCGGTCAGCGGCCGCAGGCGCTTGTCACCACAACGCCGAGGCCGACGGCGCTGGTGCGTGCCATCCTCGCCAATCCGTCGAGCGTGCTGACGCGCGGCACGACCTACGACAACCGCGACAACCTCGCGCCTTCGTTCTTCGACGCCATCATCACCAGGTACGAAGGCACCCGCCTCGGCCGGCAGGAGCTGATGGGCGAGCTCATCGACGACGTGCCTGGCGCGCTCTGGACGATGCGGCAGCTTGACGACCTGCGCGTGCAGCAGGCTCCGGATATGGCGCGCGTCATCGTGGCGGTCGACCCGGCTGCAACGTCCGGGCCGGAGTCTGACGAGACCGGCATCGTCGTCGTCGGCATCGGCGTCGACGGTCACGGCTACGTGATCGACGACCGCTCGTGCCGAATGTCACCGGACGGATGGGCACGGCGCGCGGCGCAGGCGTATCACGAGTTCGAGGCTGACCGGCTGGTGGTCGAGGACAATCAGGGCGGCGAGATGGTCGAGTTCACGCTCGGCACCGTCGACGGCACCGTGCCGGTCAAGCGTATCCGGGCCGCGCGTGGGAAGCGGCTCCGGGCCGAGCCGGTTGCGGCGCTCTACGAGCAGGGCCGCGTGCATCACGTCGGCGGTCTGCCGCAGCTCGAGGATCAGATGGGCAGCTTCACCGGAGACGGCGGCGAGCACGACGACCGCGTCGACGCGCTGGTGCACGCGCTCACCGAAGTCATGCTGGACACGCCTGGTCCTGGCATCTGGTAGCACTTGCACGGTTGACATTACCGCGATACCGTGATCCGACCGCGGAGCCGCACGCGGAGTGGTCATGGGCTTTTTTGACTGGCTCGCTCCACGAGAGCTCAAGCAGGCCGTCGTCACGGCTTCGGTTCCGATTGCTCCGCAGTTCGAGAATGGCAACGCGCAGGGCGCCTATGGCGCCTTCGCTGCTGAAGGCTACAACGCCAACACCATTGTGAACGCTGCCATCCGCGAGATTGCCACGTCTGCTGCGATGCCGGAGTTCCGGCTGATGCGCGAGAACGCGGACGGTGGCAAGGAGGAGCTCAAGAACGAGCTCGCCTTCCTGCTCGACCATCCGAACGAGTCGCAAAACCAAGCGGACTTCGTCGAGACGCTGACCGTGCACCTGATGGTCTCCGGTAACGCATACGTCATGCGCGTCCGCAACGGGAGCCGGCGCATTGTCGCGCTGCGCCTGCTGCGTCCTGACCGCGTGAAAGTGCACATCGCGGCGGATGGCACGGTAGCCTACTACGAATACAACCTCGACGGTCGCCTGTACGAGATTGCCGCTGAGGACGTCGCGCACCTGAAGCTGCCGAATCCGTATGACGACGTCTACGGGCTGTCTCCGCTCCAGGTCGTCTCGCGGTACGTCAACCTCGATACCAGCATCTCGACGTTCCTGCGCGCCTACTTCGCGAACGCCGGCGTGCCGGCTGGCATCCTCAAGGTAAACCGGCGGATCGCGTCGCAGCAGGAAGCCGACGCCGCGCGCCAGAAGTGGCGTTCTTCGTTTGGCGGGCCGCGCGGCTGGCACGGTATCGCGG